GGCGTCACGGGCAGGGCAACACGAGCGAATGCCCTGGTTGCTACTGAGCCTGCCAGTAAGCGTTTCCAGGACGCGCAAGAACAGCTCCGCACGATCCTGGAGAACATCGCCGAGCGATTCTTCAAGCAGGCCGGGATCACCGATGCGGAGATCGAGTTCACGTTCCCGTCGATCGCCCAAGAGGACCGCACAGCCAAGCTCGAAGACTTGGGCACAGCAGAGGGCATGGGCTGGATCAGCAAGCAGACCGCGGCTACCATCGCGGCCAAGGAGCTCGACATCGAGGGCTACAACTTTGACAATGAGCAGGAACTGATCGCCAAGGAGTTCCCGGAGGTTGAGACTGAACCCGGCGACCCGAATCCGATGACGGGCGAACCGACTAAGAAGCCCAAGCAGGGTGACGGCAAGCCGCGCCGTGCGGTCATCATGGCGACGAAGCGTCAGACGGGCAAGCTCGACATCACCAAGTCGCCATCCGATGAGGACGAGCCATCTGGTCTACTGGTGCCGACGAACGGTGCGGTACCCGAACCCGGCGAAGGCGAACCGGCGACGCGCGGTGGTTTCCCAGCCAAGGCGAACCCTGCGAGTGCTGCCGGTGCGAAGTCGATCAAACAGGACTCGAAGGTCAAGGAGTCGGCGATCATGTTGACACCGGATCAACTGGCGTTGCTCATGCGTGAGGCGCGGGTACCACGACGACGCCCGGACGATCCTGAGTTTCAGAAGGCCGCCGAGGACTTCAAGCAGGAGTCGGCTAAGCACCTCGGCGAGCTGGTCAAGGAGGCGTCACAATGAGCGTAGAGCTACTGTGGGCTGAGCTTAAGCGCGGCGAGGAGCGCTGGTCGCTAACCCTCTATACCGAGGGAATACCGCTTCACTCGGCCGATAAATCACCTGCCTCGCATCCCCAGGTATTGCGCAAGCTCGGCCGTGTGGGCAACGTTGATCCGGCGGTCGAGCGGCAGCTAATCGGAGCTTGCGAAACGCTCGGCATTCCCGTGCGTCGGTGATCCCGCCCCATGCTATCCAGCGTTTCACGGAGCGCCAGCGCCAACTCGTTCACGACAGTTACGACAAGGCATGGAAGCAGGGCGTCGAAGGTTACGAACCAGACACTGATCCGGAAGAACCATCACCCGATCACCTCCATGCGAGTGAGGAGGCGAGCCTAACCGGCCTCCTCCTGCTCAAGGCGCGAGCCAACCGTGTCTACGAACCTCCGAGCGCACCCGATCCCGCACGACGCCAACAGGCCCTAGCGGGTGCTCTCAAGAGTACGGAACGGATGACCGGCGAACTCGCACAGCTATCGCCTACTCCCAAACATTTCGAGGAAGCACAAGCTGAAGTGGACGACGGGAAGATCGCGGCTGAGGGTCTAACAGCTGCTGCTCTCGGCATGGTGGTCGCGGAATGGGCCGAATCCAATGCTTATCGACTCGACTCGGGCGCGAGCGTTGCTTGGGCTGGTGAGCAGGCCGGGTATGCGGAGGCGGCAACCACGGACGGGCAGCTCTTGCAATGGATCGACGAGAATGACGAGAAAGTCTGCGGTGACTGTGAAGGCTTGGCCGACATGGGACCGATGCCACTCGAAGATTTCCCCACGATGCCGGGTGATGGGGCTACCGAATGTGACGCGGGTTGCCGGTGCAGCCTTGAGGCTGTGGACGTGGAAACGCTCCCAGGTGACGAACCGCGACCGCTCGGCGAAGAAGAAACGACCGTCCTCGACAAGATTGCAGGGCAGGCGCAGGAACGCATGGACAAGCTCGCACCCAACTTCGCAATGACGGGCTGAGGGGTCAGGCTGGCAACGTTAGGGCGGGGACAAGACCAGGACATAGCCCTTCCCAGATCGTAATAGCCAGCAGCAGCCTTGAGGATGTCCAGGGCTTTCGCATGCCCCAAGAATCTACCGTGGGAAACAACAGCTCTGCGTCAGCGATCACCGACGCAGAATACCAAACGAAAGGCAGGCAACATGAGTCCAGCAACAATCACGCAGGTTGAAGAATCCGCCGTCGACAGCAACGCCCTCGGCGCGGCTCTAGACGTGCAAGTAATGGACGCCGCACAGAGACGGACGACTCACCCGTTCTCGCTCTACTGCGACGCGGTACGCGAGGCTGAGGGCCTACCCGCATCCCAGCAGGCCAAGCAGGTCGTCTCGGAAGTCTGCAACGCGGTCGCGAAGCTGACGATCGTCGATGACGAGCAGATCGACGAGCAGGCCGAGCACATCGCCAAGCTGGTCTCCAAAGACCGCGAGGACATGGGCGACAAGCAGCTCTGGCTTGGTCCCGCGACACGCATCGCTAAGCGCGCGCTGACGCTCCGCTCAGAAGGCAAGGCTGTGATCGCGGACTCGGCGAAGATAGATGCCGACTGATCTCGGTCTCGCGTCGAAGCGCTACGCGACAACGAACCCGCTGCCAGCCAAGCCGCCGCCCGTACGGATGCGGGACGGCAGTGCGTACGCTCCCGGCGGCGGATACGAAGTCGGCAACGCGCTAGGACGGTTGGAAGCAGACCGACCCAGGTTGGCCGCGGCTACAGCGCCCGGCAACATGGCTCGTCTGGTGACAGCCGTGCTGACGATCATCGACCGGGAATGCGTGATTCGCTTCGGTCTGCGTGGCTTCGAGGAACGCAGACGCTATCTGTCTACGTCGGCGAGCTTCCACGCGGACGGCATCAAGCTGTTCGTGAGCTCGCCTACGGGTGGTGGCCGGCGCCGTGAATGGGTCTTGGATCGTCAGAAGCGCAAGGAGGAGCTGCTGCGTATCCCGGAGATCATGGACTTGGTCGAACGAATCGTGATCCACGCCAACAACCTGCTCGCAGAGCGCGGCTGGGATGCGACTCGACTACTGCCTGACGCCAAGGGACGAGACGGCTGCTGGCAGGTCGGATTCTTCGATGGCGAGAACCCGTAAGCCTCAAGCCTCACGGAGTCGGTGACGAGCGAGAAACTGCTCGTGCTGGACCTCAGGCGAGATGCCGTTTGGCTCAATGTCCTCCCTGCCGAGCACGTCGTACATCTCATCTAGCACTGTCAGCCAGCAGCGGTTGATCGAATCCCAATCAACGCTCCCCGTGATCTTGACCTGCACCGGCCCACTACCCATAGCTCGATCATATCCCATCTCTTTGCGCTGCTCCGCCTGCCTGGCAGCGTATTGAGCCGTCGTGCCGCCTCGGACTCAGCAGAGGCTCCGTGTCAGTCGTCACGGCGGTGCTGGCGCACGCCGTCCATGCGCTCCCCCGCGTGGGCGGCTGTGCGCCGCAGAACCCTCATCCGAAAGGACGACATGAACAGACCTAGATGGTCGCGCTTGCGCGAGGCGACCGCCGTTAGCTCAGAGGCCCCGTTGTTGCGTGCTGACACCGAACCCAAACTCGACGCTGATCTCGACTACGACGGTGATGGCACGACCCAGGACTGTACGAAGTGCGATAGCGGACTACTCGCCGACGGCACGACCTGTCCGACCTGCAAAGGTGCAGGAACCGTCCCAGTAGGGAAGACCCGCGAGTCCGAGCGAATCTCCAAACTGGAGAGCTTGCTCGCTTCAACGACCGACCGTCTGCGTGAGGCCAAGCCCGACGTGCTGGGTAGCACCTTCGCGCCGATGGCGGCCACGGACGGTGGCTACGAAGTGGTGCTCATCCGCGAGGGTTTGGGTAACCGCGACGATGGTCGCTACTACACCAAGCACGCCGTGCAGGAGCTTGTGGCTTCCGGTACCTGCGAGGGGATGCAAGCGTACGCCGATCATCCGTCGCTCGACCAGGAGGAGTTCTTGCCTGAGCGTTCGATCCGCGACATGGTTGGCAGCTACACGGGCGTCAAGCTCGCCGAGTCCGCCACTGGACTTGCGGAGGCGAGAGCGATCTTCAAGCCGGTCAAGGGACCGGGATATGAGTGGGTCGAATCGCTGGCCGAGGCTGCTGTGGGCAACCGCACCGGCAAGCCGCTGGTCGGCATCTCGCTGTACGGAGCTGCCGCCGGCGATGACCGCGAACGACCCGATGGAAGTTTTGGTCCGATGGCCGATCTCGTCCGTCCGGCGAGTGGAGACATCGTGACGAACGCTGGAGCCGGGGGCGCATTTGTGCGCCGCCTTATGGAGAGCGCACGCGCAAAGCGGGCGGCTCTCGACACCTCACAGAAGGAGAAGGATCCTATGCAGCTCTCAGAGCTGATTGCCAAGATCAAGGAGTCGGCCACGAAGCTGCGTGAGGCCGACACGGACAAGAAGCACAGTGCCGTAGCGGACGAGCTGGAGCAGTTGTCCGGCGAGAAGGTCGATGCACTCGAGCCGGACTTCGGTCAGTTGACCGTCGAGAAGCTACAGGAGTCCGCGCCGACACTGGTCGCGACGCTCCGCGAGTCCGCGAAGGCCGAAGTCAAGATCCCGGCTAGCACACCGGAGGCTGATGCGGCTCTCAAGGATGAGAACGAGAAACTAGCCGGTGAACTGCGCGAGTCCAAGAAGGAGAACGCGGACACCAAGATGGCTCTTACTGGTCTGAAGGTGATGCGTGAGTCCAAGGTCGCAGAGGACGACGCCGAGTTCTTCCTCTCGAAGTTCCGCGAGGCCGGCGCTCGTGACAAGGACGCCATGAAGGCTGTCATCGACGCCGAGAAAGCACGCGAAGATCGGATCGTCTCTCGAGTCCGCGAGTCCGCTGGACTGGACTGGGTTGAGGGTGTACCGGGCTCGACCGGAAGCACGAGCGATGGCCTGATCGACCTAGGCGAGGACGTCCCCAAGCCCGAGAGGGTGGCGGCGTAGAGCCGCTTCGACCAAGGAGATACGAACATGACTACCACACCACAGAATCTCGATCTGGTCGCAGCGGGAAACCGTTTCCCCAAGTCGCTGCCGGTCACGACCGATCAGCCAATCAACCAGGGCGACATGGTGTACTGGGACTCGGTGAACGGGACCCTGAAGTCTCTCGACACCTCCGCTCATGCGGAAGCCGGAGCCGGCAAAGGCTTCTGCGGGATCGCCGAGGGCACGACACCGATCAACGTTTACGGCGAAGAGTTCGTAGCAGCGTTGCAAGTCACCCGTTTTGGTGCCGTGGCGCTGAAGACGACTGTCGGTGAGTTCTACGGCGACTTCCAGGCAGTGACCGTGGGCGCTGACGCGCAGACGATCACACTGGTCGGTGCCACGGAAGCCAACCGTGTCGGGTTCGTCGTAACCGACCCGCCACTGGTGGCGAAAGGCGCCGCGGGTTCCACACCTGTTGGCGAGAAGTTGACCGGAGCTGCGGGCGTCTATGCGCGCGTGTGGCTTGAGCCCAAGTTCCCGTCCAAGTTCGTCTAGACAAAGGAAAGTGATAACCCTATGATGGACCTGAGAACACTTCAGGCCAAGCGCATTGAGAAGGTCCGCGAGAGCACACGACAGAGCTGCGTCAAAGCCTGCCATGTCGATCCGTACGAGTCGATCGACTGGGAGAGCCCCGACCTCTCTATCCTGAAGCTACGCGAGTCCTGTTTCAAGAAGATGCGCGAGGCCAACGCAGAGACGAGCTTCCCACAGCTCTTGCGCGCGGGCGTCCAACAGTTCATGTTCGACGCTTACAACACGGTGCCGACGATCTTCCAGGACTTGGTGCGAGTGACGAGCTCGAACAAGTACGAGGAGCTCTACGCGCCACTGTACAATTCTGAGCTGCCGGTTGAGGTATTGCCCGGAGAGCCGTTTCCCGACAGTCGTATCGTCGGGCTCGACGTGCATGTGCGTAACCGCAAGTGGGGTCGCCTCTTGGCCTACCAGCGCGAGTTGGTGGACGACGACATGACGGGACAGATCTCCCAGCGTGCCGCGAACCTCGGCCAGCTCATGCGCTACATCGAAGAGTTGATGGTGGCGCAAGCGATCATCGAAGCCCAGGACACGTTCAAAAAGGTCGAAACGACGGGCTACACCACGGAAATCGGTAACACGCCGAGCGTTCCGGGTGGCCTGTCGCAGGCCGGACTGGAAGAAGGCGATGTGGCTCTCCAGAACATGGTTGATCCGCTCGGCAACTTCCTGTTGGTCATGCCCGACACGGTGCTCGTATCACCGTCGGACAAGTTCAACGTCCTGAAGCTGCTCAACTCGACGCTACAGCCCTCAGTGCCCGGCGCTGCCAACCAGAACGTCACGACCGTTCCGGGTGGTACGACGGGATGGACGATGACGATCAATCCGTTGCAGGGCGAGTACACCGCGAAGGTGACACGCTTCCTGCCAGGCTCGACCACCAAGTTGGGTGGCCCGGGTCTGAAGGGTCCGGGTCTCGACGGCGCACACGGTGCGTGGTTCTTGATGGAGACGAAGAAGTCGATCGTTTTCCAGGACCGTGAGGGTCTGGAGATCGTCCAGGAGAACCCGCAGGGTGGTTCGTCGTTTGAACTGGACGAGTATCGCTACAGGATCCGGCGACGGTTTGCGACGAAGTGCATCGATAGCCGCTTCCTATTCAGAGGCAATTAAGGGACCGACGGGCCGCTGGCTTCGAGTTGGCGGCCCGTTCGTGTTAGGAGGCCCGGATGGACCTGAGCGAACTGCGAGCCACGGACGACTGGTGCAAGGGCGATCTACAAGGTCTGCTCCAGCGTGTCCGTGAGGGCGTCTACGGCGCACCTGGGCAACCGCAGGTGTATTACGAGGACGCTGAAACCTATGCGGACGTCACGGACCTCTATACGGTCCTCGACCAGGAACGCGGCAACGGCACACCGAACCTTGAGAACTCGCAGATCGAAGGCATTGCGGCTTCGATCCAAGACGGCTACCCACTCTCTGCCGTTGAGATCGGTGTGCTCCAGCGCCTGCTGACGAAGTACAGGAGCCAGATCGATGCCCTCAGAGCTTCGCCTGACCGTGAGGGCCAGGACTACACAGCCGTGCCTGATCCGGGCACCGCACGAATCGTAGGAGGCTAGGCATGGACAATCTGGTGCGAGAGCGCGCGGAAGCCGAAGTAGCCATCTCAGAACGTGGACCCGAGGACCCGATCTCGATAGTGGTCGGCTCGGCGCTGTACTCAGTCCATCACCGTTTTCCAGACCTGCACATGGACCTGCCTTCAAGCTCAGCGATGAGAGGCGGTGGCCTGCACGTCTCGCGGTTCTACTTCAACGTGAAGGTGGTCGTGGACATCATCGAGCATCCCGAGCGTGTGGGACGTGAGATCGCGGCGAAGCGTGCGTACTGTGCTCGAAAGGGTCTGCGCTACGTGCTCGTCTCAACCAACTTCGATGACGAGGGTGTGCGCTCCCAGCTCGCGCCAGTACGTCTGCCGGCGTCCAAGCCGAGGACCACGGCGAGTCGGCCGGTCTCGAAGCCACGAACCCGGAAGACGCTGTGACCCACATCGGAGACGTGCTCCTGAAGGACGGCAAGCCTACTGGCCAGATGAAGGCATTGTGCGGTGCGGTGTGCTCGAAACTGTCGCCTGATGGCCCGGTCTGTCCACGTTGCAAGGAACTGGCCGGAGGATGAGTCGTGGCCCAAATCGAATACATCGGGACGCGCCTACCACGTTCTGAGGCCATTGAGTTTGGCGGCGTGTTCCAGGTCATGACCATCACCCTGACGAAACAGGTCGTGACCGTCCAGACCCCTATCGCTGTTTACCTGTTGACATACCAACCCTCGGAATGGAAAGCCGCCGAAGGCTGGGAACCACCGCCTATCGAACCCGAACCCGAAGAAGTCCAAGTCGTCACGTCCGCCTACACCCTGAAGGGCAAGAACAAGATCGTGCTAGGCAAAGGCACGTTCAACGTCACGGTACCCGACGCGGTGGTGTGGGCTGGGAAGACATGGACTGTCCGAGCGACCACTGAAAGCAGTGTCGTCACTCTGGTGCCTGAAGTCGCCGGCCAGAAGTTCGTGGAAGCGACAAGCGAAAAAGCATCCATCGTCCTGTCGAAGACGGCAAACTACAATTCGGTGACGATCGTCGCTTCAGGCGGCGTCTGGTATGTTATATGAGCATCGAAGAGCTGGGCCAGGTAGCGGACTTCAACGCAACCGTGAGTCAGCAGCTTGTCGCGAGTCAGGCACGGGTCCTGTATGGCTGGTCGATAGCTGAGGCCAGCGGGTCCGCGTTTGCCAAGGTCCGGTTGCGCGATGGAACGTCCGCCGGGAAGGTCGTCGCAGTCATCGCCCTGATTCCCAACGAATCCAGCAGGGACTACTTCCCAATCTCCGCTGTCGTCATCAACACTGGTGCGATCTACCTCGAAGTCGTCACGGGCAGCGTTGAGGGGTGTATCTACTTTGGCTGAGAAGGAGATCGATATGTCATCTAGCGGCGGTCACTACGGCGCGAACCCCAATCCACCGTTCAACTCGGAAGGCATCCTCGAAGAATCACGGCTTCCAGCTTCGGTGGTAAGCAGCAGTCGCCATCTCAAGCCATCGGGAGGCGACGACAGCGTGGCGATGGTTGCGGCGCTCGCCAGCATCGCGGGCAACGGTGAGATCACCCTTGGCCATGGCACGTTCCTCTGGAATACCGAAGTCCCAAAGCTTGTCCGCAATGCTACGGGCATTGTGATTGGCGGGTCGGGTACCGATGTCACGACGATCAAGCTCTCAGAAGCGGCTCCCCGGGCTTTTGATTTCAACAAGGTCGCGGACTACGACACCTTTCAAAACATCGAACTCAGAGACCTCACGATTGACTGCAACAACGTTGGTGGTATCCACCACACCGTTATAGGTACTAAGCAGAACGGTGTCGATCAGTACCTTTTGAACTTCAATCGCGTCAGACTCAGACGTATCAAGACGATCAATGTGCCATCCTGCCAGACGCTCGGGAGCGTCGTCACCACAGTTAACCATCGGCTGAACGTCTTTTTCGCTAGCTGGCACCACGGCTACATCGGGAGCGACACACAAACCAACCTCACAAATATCCTCCTTGAGGATTGTAACTTTGAAGGCGGTAACGTGGGGGCCGCTGTACTAGGGTCTGGAGGACAGAGCGGAGCCGGACAACCCACTGCTCTAACCGCCGTTCCTTCTGGCTCGGGGGGAACGTTGCCAGCAAACACTTACTATTACCGGGTTGTCACGTTCGACTCAGAAGGTCGTCCCTCGCCAGTTAGTACCGAGGTTACTGCGACCACTACCGGTACTACCAGTAGCGTGGCGTTGGCGTGGACAGAACCAGCTGGCACCACAGGCACGTTTTGGGTTTTTCGCGGCACGGAGTATGGCAGAGAGAATGAATATTACGTTGTCTCTGGTGCCCATGAATATACCGACACCTATGCGGCTGCTACTAAGGGAAAAATGCCGATCGGCGTAAATGCCTTTATTGACAACGTGACCTTCAATCGTTGTCGCTGGACCGGTCTAGGCGTATTGACTGAATACGCGGCGCAGGAGGGCTTCCAAATTGGCGGCCGTGGCTACGGCGGCAGATATGAGATAAAGGACTGCTACGCCTACGGATCAGGCGATAATTGCTTTGAGGTCGATGGTCACTCCTATGCGCTACTCGATAACTGCCTTGCAGACGGCATCGGCGGAGCGACGGTAGACGGGTACACCCTCGCGGGCTTCTCGACACCGCTTGACCAGCAAGAGACGATCTACCGAAACTGTCGCGCTCGTATGGCTGAAGCGGAAACCGGTAATCCGCGCGGCTGGGGAATTAACGCTATCGACTCCGCGAGTAGCGTCGTTGGGGCGTTTGTGGGGCCGGTCACGCTTCAGGGATGCAGGGCTTACGACCCGTCATCGACATGGGGTGCTAACGGTCGTCTTGTGCGCGTAAATGGGGACTTGCCGTCGCTGAAGCTACTCGATACACGGCTGATCGCACCGAAGAAGTTCGTCGTTTTGAGTGGAACGACTAATGAGTGGCTTATTTCCTGGGTTGGAGTCACGGAGCTAAACCGTGTCCGGCTCGTTATTCGTGATCTATCTATCGATGTGCAGGGTTCGGTCAAGCTCGAAGGGCACGGCGAAACGCACGGCTACCTACTGAAGGAAAACACATTCGAGCTTGATGTCGATAACTTCGTTTCCACGTTCAATCTGCCAGGGTCGGGAACACATTCCCATGAAGGCATATCGCTCGTTGGCGGAGCCGGTACAGTCCTAGCGCCGAGCATCATCCGTCGCTACAAGCCGTCGCAGGTAGGCGACGCAGGGGCGTACGGTCTGCATATAGGGGATACATCTCATCTAGTAATCAACGATAAGTTGGTGCTTGAGGATTGTGACTTTACGAGTCTTGGTAACGGTAGCAATGAGTTGAAGTTCGACGCGACTAGCAACGCTGCCAAGGTCTTCCTGATACGGCCGCGAATGCACCTAGCCTTCCCGATTGAACGCTCTACAATCAGCGTTACTGCGAGCCCGTTTTCCTATCAGAACCTAGACGGCTACCCGGAGCTAGTTACTGTCGTTGGCGGTACCGTGAGCAAAATCGAATACCAGACCGGGGAAGCCCACTTTGTAGAACTCGGCGTAGTGGCGGGAGCCTTCCGCCTCGACAACGCCGATACGCTCAAGGTCACGTACTCAGGGGCTCCAACGATGATCAAGCAACCGCTCAATAAGTAGGACTGTCACTTTGCGTGATTTTCGCTAGCCGCAGAACGTTTGCGTATAGGCCGCACCACGACCCGGCAGAAGACGCACAGAGACCGTAGTTCTACGAAAGTGCGGGTCGAGGATGTTCGCACGGTGCGCAGGCGATGCCATCCATGCGGCAACGATCGCGCGGGGTGTGCTGAGCCACAGAGTGCCCCACGCGGTGTTCTGGCCGAATTGCCCGCAAGCCACAGTGGATCGCAGCCCAGGCATGAGGGGCCGCTCTCCCCGTCGTGTCCGTTCATGGTCCACGAGACAGAACACGGCACTCTCGGCACGACTCAACGTTCCCCGTGTGGGGTGCAAGGACCCGCCGGGGCAGCCGATGGTGAGCATCGCGAGAACGAGAGCGAGCACGATCACATTCTAAGTGTCCGGGAGGTCGTATATGCCAGAAAACGCGACAGTCCTCACAGCCCGCAACGCGGTCCGCCACCAGATACGCGACGGCCTACCAGGACTAGATGCGACACCCGTCCCATTCAACATGGTCCGTCTCGAACCACTCACAGACCAAGTGGCCCTAACGGCAACACCCACACAGACTGTCTTCCAGGTCCGCTACGACCTCGTACCGACCCAGGAGCACATGACGGTCACGGCCGTCCCCGCGACGTTGGTCGCGTTCGTGGATGGTTCGTGGACTCCGACGTTGCCAATCAAGGACGTGGACGCCTACGGCAACTTCACGCTTCTTTCCCCACCCATCAAAGAACTGCTCGTGAGTTACGCATGGCAGTACCTCTCCGATGGCGAGATCGACCAGTTCGTCGAAGAATCCCGACGGTGGCTGCGAGAGTTCGGCGAAATCAGTCAGATCCCCGATGGTCTCTCGGGTGCGTTGACACGATATGCCTCAGCACTAGCCCTTCGAGCGTTGATGCGCACAGCGAACATCGCCGACCAGAAGGCCGGCGACACGGGGATCAACTTCTCAGACCTCGCCAAGTCCTACGCCACGCAGGCGAAGGAACTGGAGACCAGGGCTCAGGCGGACAGAGACGCCTTCTACAGCCGGTCCAGTGAGGCTCTCGAACCTTTCGTTGAATCGGGAGGGCTCAATATCCCTGGATATGAGCCGTTGCGCTGATGAAGGTCGTCGTTGGCGCGCCAGTCGCAGCACGCGAGTGGGCTCTCCCAAAGTGGTTCGCTTGTCTTTATGCTCAGACACGCCCACCGGATGAGTTCGTGTTTTGCGTCAAGGAGGTCGAGGGCGACTGCTCACGCGAGCTGCTGCACGAACTGGGACCCAAGCCACCGGCGCTTAGCTACGCCATCGACCAGACACCGTACGTGCCGAGGATGGAACGCAACCAGGTGGGGGCCGAACACGTCTACGCTGATTTTGCCAGCCGCCGTAACCGGCTGTTGCAGATGGTGCTCAAGCGCGAGCCGGATGTCTTTCTGAGTATCGACACAGACTTGATGCTCGAAGATCCGGCCACGATCGAGCGACTGCTTGAGCTGCTTGAGCGAGCTCCTGTCGCCGCGCCGCTGACCTATCTGCATCCGACGGGTGCGGCATCCGAGTGTTTCAATGCGGGCTGGTGGAACGGCGGAGAGCCGGCAAGTCCGACACGAGCTTGGCGCAGAGCGACCGTCGAGGAGGCGCACGGCACGATCCCGGTAGATATCCCAATGGCTGCCGTAGCAATGCGCCGGCAGGTGGTCGAGACGTGCTGCTATTGGGTTCATGAATGCGGAGAGGATATGGGCTTCGCTCAGGATCTAGACCGACTCGGCTACGAATGCCTGTGGGACACTGATCTCGAAGTGAGGCACTGCATGTCGCCCGAGGAACTATGACTATCCGCGCGACCTGCGACAATAGGTCTTCTCGTAAAGTGCCCCGGCAGCGTCGCAACGCCCCGGGGCTGGCCAAGACCCTGGGAGGTCTCGACATGCCAAAGGGTACCTATCCACGCAGGTCCGTCGCTGAGCGCCTCTGGCCCAAGGTCAACAAGGACGGCCCGATCCCAGAGCATCGCCCGGAGTTGGGACCGTGCTGGGTGTGGACGGGCTCCACGGTTGGTAGCGGCTATGGGCAAATCGAGCATCAACATCGCCACTGGAGGGTGCACCGGCTGGTCTATGTGCTTACGCACGGTCCCATCCCCGATGGGCTCGATGTCCTCCATAGCTGCGACAACCCGCCGTGCTGCAACCCAGCGCATCTACGGGTAGGGAGCAAGCCACAGAACATGCGAGAAGCCTCAAGTCGGGGGCGCATATCGCGAGGAACCGGACGCTGGAATGCCAGGCTTTCCCCGGAGTCCGTGAGGGCCATCCGAGTTGCCGCGTCACAGGGAATGACGCACGTCGCTATTGGTCAGCGTTTTGGTGTCAGTCGCGCGGCGGTTGGACATATCGTTAATCGCAAGCGATGGGCGTGGGTCAAGTAGGTGCGCCCGTTTTCGGTCGTAGCTCCACTCGCCTCCGCCGACGGTTACGGAGTCAGTGTCGAGCAGATGGTGCTAGCGGCGACTGATCTTGGCGCAGACATCGAGTTCATCTCTCACGACTGGCGGGACCCGCGCTATACGGACCCGAGACTGCTCGACCTCCAAGCACCGCAGATCACCCGAGACACGGTGCTCGTCCACTTCCTTCCCTTCGCCTTCACGCGCTTCCGCTCGCGGGTCACGCTGGGGTCAACGATGTTCGAGACGGACTCGATCCCACCGTTCTGGATACCGTGCTGCAACGCGACGAACGGGATCATCGTTCCGTCAGGGCACTGTAAGCAAGCGTTCCAACCCCATCTCGACGTGCCGGTAGAGGTTGTACCGCTCGGCGTCGATACGAGCTTCTACCGGCCCGTAGAGCGAAAGCACGAGGGTCCGTTCACGTTCTTGATGACCGGGTTGTTGCACTACCGTAAGGGCGCGGACTTGGCCGTGCGAGCCTTCCGCGAGGAGTTCGCCGGAGAAAATGTCCGGTTGATCCTCAAGACCCGCCGCAGCTTCCTCGACATTGGCGATGAGCGACTAGACGATCCCTGCATCCGAGTGATTGATGGGGATGCCACACGAGAGGAGATGCGCGAGCTCTACGGCATGGCCGACTGCTTCCTGGCACCGTCCCGTGGCGAGGCATCCGGTCTCACCCCGCGCGAGGCAATGGCGACCGGCCTGCCGACGATCCTGACCGACTGGGGTGGCCTGCAGGAGATCGCAGACGAGCGCTACAGCTACCCGGTCGAGGTCGAGTGTTTGGAGCCTGCGCCACCGTCGTGTTCAAGCTATGACGCGAATGTCGCCGGACACCAGCCGATCGGGAACTTCGCGCGGCCGTCCGTGACCGATCTGCAACGTAGGATGAGGGAAGTTTTTGAGGATAGGCAGGCGGCGAACGCGAGGGGTATGGCAGGCGCTGAGTTCGTCGCACGAGAGTTCAACTGGGGTCGGTGTGCTCGGCGGTGGTTGGACGTGATCGAGGAGATGGCGGGATGATCGGTGCCCAAGTCCTGATAGGCGATCTGCCTGAGCCCTTCCTTGAGGCAGCTATCAAGTCCATCGGATGGATTGACTATTACGTGGTGGTCTCCACAGAGTGCGCAAGCGCTGAGGGCGAGCGCAACAGGAACATTTGCCGTGAGGCGATCCCGAAGGGCAAGCTACGGATGGAAGCGATGCGTGGCGAGTCCTGCACCGATTTCGCCGCTGCTCGCAACCTCGCACTCTCGATGGTGCCCGACGGCGACTACGTGCTCATCGTCGATTCGGACGATGTCCACTACCCCGAGTTCGAGTTCGAGGCCAAGCGCCTGATCGATGCGGGCCACGACATCATTACGGCGCACTTCTGGCACCTGATGATCACCAAGGATCTCGTCCAGTCCGAGCCCCACCGCGAGATCCTATTCCGCAAGGACTCAAGTGTGCACTTCGAGGGCGCGGTACACGAGAGACTGATCCACCCGCGCAAGAACCCCGCACTCGCTGACACACACTACGTCCACTACGGCTACGTCAAGCCTGCCGAGCAGATATGGGAGCGCTGGAAGCGCTACTCGCAGATCGAAAGCGACCCCTTCCATTACGACTCGCTCAATCCCGATGAGGTCTTCGGCGAACGCCTAGCGGAGTGCAAGCCGTTCTGGCGCGAGCACCCGCCAGTCGTGCGCGAGCTGCTTGAGAGCTACCCCAGTACGCCTGCGCTGCCGCGTGAAGGCGTGGCCAGTGTGGGGCTGATCCTGCTCACCTTCGACGACCACGACCTGCTCGAGGACTGCTTGGTTTCATTGGCCCACACACGCCAGCCCTTCGAGTTGCTGATAATCGAGTGCGGTGAGCAGGTGTCGCCCGTGGGCGCGTTCGATGCCATCTCTAGCTTCGAGCACGTAGTCGCTCACCGTGGTGCATCGCTCGCCCAGGCCCTCAACGATGGTTTTGAGCACTTCTGCGCCCGCGAGGACATCCAGTACATCGGGTGGATACACCCGGATATGCGCTTCGACGATCCCCGCTGGCTTGAGTGCCTACGCCACGTGCTCGACACCCATCCAGATATCGGCAAGGTGTGTGCAGCCAACGCGAAGTATCCACGTCCAGAGCATCCCGTACCCGGACAGGAGCAGTGCTGGCTCATGCGCCGCGAGGTCGCCGAACGATTCCCCTTCGATACCGAGTACAAGGGGATCGGCGGACGCGAGGATTGGGACCAAGCGAAGCGCCTACTCCAGGAGGGCTTGCGCGTCATGATTTGGCCGACAGTACCCGTCTACCACGAGGGTATGGCGACTCGTTCGCGCCGCGACACAGACCCCGACGGTCGCGCGAACGCTGCTCTCTACGAGTCCAAGTGGCACACCAACGATGCGCCCGTCTGAGGCATGATGGCCGAACAGTCCGCAGCGATAGGCGACATCGCCCGCTACGCCGATCTTCTCTGCGCTCTGAGCGAACTAGAGGACCGCAAGCGCATGATCGAAGACGAGCAAGCTCAACTGCGCGAGACGGTGATCCCCGCGCTACGGGAGGTCGGAGTCATCACGCTCGAGATCGAGAACGGCGATGACATGTCCCTGTGGGCCGAGCGCGATCCCGAGGACAGGACATACAACGTCGAGTCGAGGATGGACAGCGATGAGATGTCGTAACTGCCAAGCGGAGTTGACGCGGGTGTTCGTGGACCTTGGTACCCAGCCGCTGTCTAACGCCTACGTGCGTACAGACCAGCTTGACGAGCCCGAACCGCACTATCCGCTGAGGCCGTACATTTGCGACGAGTGCTTGCTCGTACAACTACCCGTCTTTCAGACGCCGGAGAAGATCTTCGGCGATTACGCTTTCTTCTCGGGTCAGTCGCAGACGTGGGTCAAGCACTGCGATAGCTTCGCCACGAAGGTCATCCAGCGCTTCCGTCCGGAGCGAGTCCTTGAGATCGCCAGCAACGATGGGACAATGCTGCGTGCGTTCCAGCGCTGGGACGTGACCGTGGTGGGAGTTGAGCCGGCTCGCAACGTGGCCCGTCAAGCTCTACTGGAAGGTCTGCCGACGATCGACCGATTCTTCACGTCGGAGTTGGCGGACGAACTGGTGGCCGACGGCTACCAGGCTGACCTGATCGTCGCTAACAACGTGCTCGCGCATGTCCCGGACCTTGACGACTTCCTCGGCGCGATCAAGACGGTCCTGGCACCCGATGGCGTCGTGTCGATCGAGGTCCCGTCGCTGGTCAACTTGATCGAGGGCAACCAGTTCGACACGATCTATCACGAGCACTTGTCGTACTTCACGCTACTCACGGCGTGCGATGTGCTTTGGCGTCGTGGGCTTCGGGTGACGAACGCTGAAGAGATCCCGACGCATGGCGGTTCACTGAGGCTTTATGCCGAGCATGACGGCAGCGACGCCCGTGTCCCCGCCGCCGTGCGAGTACGGCCACCCGACCTCATTGTTGGCCTCGCGCTAGACGAGCATCTCGTCTACGCCGACAAACCCGCCGAACTCAAGCAGCGCATGTTGGAGCTGCTGACCGGACTGCGTCATGAAGGCAAGCGCATCGCGGGCTATGGAGCGCCAGCCAAGGCAACCACGTTCCTGAGTTACTGCGGAATCGGTCCTGAGACGTTTGAGTTCATTGTGGACTCGACGCCGAGCAAGCAGGGTAAGTACCTGCCGGGCGCACGCATCCCGATCTTCGCGCCGGAGCATCTGACAGTTGAGCAGCCCGACGTGATCCTCATAAATGCCTGGAACTGGCGCGAGGAGATAGCCGCCAAGATCGAGCGCGACTGCGACTGGAACCCAATGGTGCTCTGTCGTGA